GTATCTCTTATTGCAGATGGTCTTGCTGGTAAGGCAGGATTTGCAGATTTAATAAACTCCCCTGATGGTGTGAAAAGTATGGCTTTATTAGGAGCAGGACTTGCAACTGGTGGATTACCAATTTGGATGGGTGGTCCTGTTGGTTTAGGTCTTGCACTTGCATATACTGGTGCAAAGAAGGCAGGGGATACAGAAACAGGTAAAAAAATAAAAGCAAAGATGTCTGAAATGGCAAAGACAGCAGGATCAAAAATTGAAAAGGGTGCAAAGGCAATAGATAAGAGAATAGGCAAGGATGATCGTAATGAAGGATTTTCTGAAATGTATACCACTATAATTGAAAAAGATGAGCATAAAAAATCTGTGCAATATAAGAAATTGGCACCTCGGATGAAAGATGCAGTTGATCAAATTTTTAAAAAAATGGATGCTAAACCCTCAGATTTCCTAAATAGTTTCGAGAAAACTATAGTAGAAGTGTCAAAAAAATTCAAGGTTCCTGAGAAGAAATTGATGAATTACTTTGAAAAAGAAATGTTGTCGGTATAGGAGCAAAAAATGGCAGTCGTAAAACAAACATTAGTCGATAGTGACTTTGAACATGTAGTGAAAATTACTACATCTAGTACTAATAGTGTAGCATCTATTGTAGATGCATCTGCACTTGCTGGTGCCGATACTGATCCAAGATTGTCATTAGTGTCAGCAAAGTGGTCTGTTGAAGGAACAACTGACATTATTTGGAATGCCGATGCAAATATTATCGCACTTTCCCTTAATGGGAGTGGTGCTTATGGAGGAAGTGACGGGTTTCCATCTATCGCAAATAATGCTGGAACAGGTGTAGATGGTGATGTTCTTGTAACAAACACCGCATCTGATGGTTTTGCGGTATTAAAGTTTAGAAAAATTTCGGGTTATGATAATATAACATAATGTTAAATGTACATACACATAATGAATTTGAAAAGGCAGTAATTCGTAGTCAGCATACACAACGTAATTGGGATTTGAGTAAAAGTATACCCAAAGATGATGTAGATGTTATGTTACACGCAGTTACAAACTGTCCAAGTAAACAGAATATTGCTTTTTATAAAGTGCATTTTATACAAGACCGTAATGTTATTGAAGAAATTCATGAACATACGGAAGGTTTTAGTACTAAAAGGAAGAAGGGTGATCCTGTTGGGTTTGAAACAAACCCCCAAACACTTGCAAATCTTTTAGTATTGTTTGAAAATTATGATTTTACAGAAGACTTGAGTGAAGATATTCACAGAAATGCGGCGACATTATCATTTATTAAAACTGGTAAATGGGATGAGAAAAAATTAAAGGAGTTGGAGAGAGATAGGCAAGTTGCGGTAGGTATAGCAGCGGGATATTTAAATTTAACTGCTTCTTTGATGGGATACAGAACAGGGTGTTGCCAGTGTTTTGACGTAAAAGCAATCAAAGAGATTGCAGATTTAAATGAAAACCCTCTTCTTTTGATGGGAATAGGATTTCCTCAGAAGGGTGTGGATCGTAAGAAACATCATATTAGGGATTTTGTGTTCAATTCAAAGAAAAAACAACAAATTAAATATAAAATATGGGATTAGAAAAATGTTAAAACTTATATCAGAAGCAGTAGATGATGTAGAATTTATCACCGAGGCAAAAGATGGTGGTAAAAAATCATATAAAATCCGTGGTGTATTTATGCAATCGGACATAAAAAATAGAAATGGTCGGATATATCCTTCAGAAATTCTCGCAAAAGAAGTTGCAAAATATGACAAATCCTTTATTAAGGAAAATCGTGCTTTTGGAGAGTTGGGTCATCCAGATGGACCAACAGTTAATCTTGAAAGAGTATCCCATATGATTACTAAATTGGAACAAGATGGTAAGAATTTTGTTGGTGAAGCAAAGATTATGGAAACGCCTATGGGCAAAATAGTTAAAAATTTAATGGACGAGGGTGCAAAATTAGGTGTTTCCTCTAGAGGTATGGGTAGTTTGGAGCAGAGAGGTGGTGCAAACTATGTGAAAGATGATTTTTATTTAGCAACCGCAGGAGATATTGTAGCAGATCCCTCTGCTCCTAATGCTTTCGTAGAAGGTGTTATGGAAGGAAAAGAGTGGGTTTGGAGCAATGGAGCACTTGTTGAAGCACACCTTGCGGATGTTAAAAAGAAATTTGACGTAAAACAACGTCAAAGAGAGGCGAATCTCGAAGCACTTGAGTTCGCAAAATTCCTCAAAATGTTATAATTTATAAATAAATAACTAAGACAAAAACGAAGGAGAAATCCGTATGTCAAATCCAAACGATGAACTGGAACAGACGATTGAGGAACTTGAAGCAGAGGTAATTGCCGAACTTGAGGAAGCATCCGATGAGCTGGACGAAGCAAATTCAGATGCAATGAAACCCAAGAAAGGTTCAATGCCCTCCGAAAAAGGTTCTAAAATCGAGGGAGAACGTCAAGATACTGGGAAACCAGTAGTTGACCCCGAACAGTCTGAATCCCCCGCCAAGAAAGTTGCCTCGGCAGCTAAAGAGATTGGTGGAGATTCCCAACAGAAAGGTGAAGATTCCCCTGAAAAAAGTAAGGGCAAGATTGCTACTAGTGGAGGAGTTCCCGATAAGGGAAAGGTTGGCGCATTGCCACGTAAACTCGCTGCTGGTGATGAACTTGACCATGATGGTGAAGAACTTTCTGAAGGACCAAGAACTAAAGATCAACATCTCGACTTTTTTGCTGGAATGAAAGCAACAGAAGTTAAAGAGATGCTAAAAGCATATCAGACTAGTCTTGCCGAGCAAGATGAGGATGAAGATGAAGACGATGATGAAGAAGCACTCGAAGCTGCAAAGAAAGAAGCAATCGAAAAACGCATTAAAGATATTGACGTAAAAGAAGATGTCAATGCTTTAGTAAGTGCCGATGATTCTCTTTCCGAAGAGTTTAAAGAGAAAGCCGCAACCATCTTCGAAGCAGCTGTTAAATCTAAGGTACGTGCTGAAGTAGAACGTATTCATGATGAAGTTGCTTCTGAAAAACTAACAGAAATGGATACTTTTAAAGACGAATTGTCTGAGAAAGTAGACACGTATCTCAACTATGTTGTTGAAGAGTGGATTAAAGAAAACGAACTAGCAATAGAACGTGGTCTTAAAGGTGAAATCGCAGAAGATTTCATTTCTGGTCTACAGCAATTATTTGAAGATCATTACATTGATGTTCCAGACGAAAAGTATGACGTTCTGGAAGCACAATCTGACAAAATTTCCGAACTAGAAGGCAAATTAAATTCCGAGATTCAAAAGAATATCGAAGTTAAAGAGTCAAATAGTGAACTGGTTCGAGAACAGGTTATATCTGAGGTTTCCGAGGACTTAGCCGACACTGAAGTTGAAAAGTTTAAATCACTTACACAAGATGTGGAATTTGGTGATGAAGAGTCTTTCAAAGAAAAACTCAACACACTGAAGGAAAATTATTTTCCAAAACAACATCCATCAGGTGATCTAGATGATGAAGCTGATGGCTCCGCACAAGATGTTGATACGAGTGGCGCAATGAAATCTTATATGTCTGCCATATCTCGTAATAAGGCACGTGCTAGTTAATAATTTTATAAATAGATGTAACAATAAATAAAGGAGAAACAAAAATGTTTCAAACAGAACATCTACAGGAAAAGTGGCAGCCAGTGCTAGAACACCCCGATCTACCTAAGATCGAGGATTCTTACAAGCGGGCCGTTACCACTCTTATCCTCGAAAACCAAGAAAAAGCATTGAGAGAAGATGCTCAGTATCTTACTGAGGTTGCTCCTGTTAATGCTATGTCAGGTGGACAAATGGACACCTGGGACCCAATTTTAATCTCATTAGTTCGTCGTGCAATGCCTAACCTTATTGCTTATGACGTTTGCGGTGTGCAACCAATGACAGGGCCAACTGGTCTTATCTTTGCTATGCGCTCTTCATTCATCTCGCAAGATGGTGCAGAAGCACTCATGGACGAATCAATGCCTGATATTTCCAACCAAAATAAAGCTGGAACTATCGGTGGTGGAGATGTTGGTGCCACAGAAACTAATCCTGCCGTATTGAACGACAGTCCAGTTGGTACTTACACAAGTGCTACTGGTATGACTTTAGCCCAAGCTGAAGCATTAGGTGACAGTGGAACCAATGCATTTGCTGAAATGGCATTTAGCATAGAGAAATCTACCGTAACCGCAGTTTCACGTGCTCTAAAAGCAGAGTATACGATGGAACTTGCACAGGACTTGAAAGCAATTCATGGTCTAGACGCAGAAACAGAACTTGCTAATATTCTTAGTTCTGAAATTCTTGCTGAAATCAACCGTGAAGTAGTTCGATCTTTGTATGTAACAGCCGTTGCTGGAGCACAGGTCAATACGACTACTGCTGGTATTTTCGATCTTGACACCGACTCTAATGGTCGTTGGTCAGTTGAGAAATTTAAAGGTTTAATGTTCGCAATTGAACGTGATGCCAATGCTATCGGTCAACAGACTCGTAGGGGTAAAGGAAACATGATCATTTGTTCAGCAGACGTTGCGTCCGCTCTTCAGATGGCAGGTGTTCTTGATTACACTCCTGCTCTTAACAACAGTCTAAATGTTGATGACACTTCTACTACCTTCGCAGGTACAATGAATGGTCGTTTCAAGGTTTATGTTGATCCATATTCTGCTAACATATCTGCTTCTCAGTACTATGTTATTGGATATAAAGGTACATCTCCTTATGATGCAGGATTTTTCTACTGCCCATACGTTCCTCTTCAGATGGTTCGTGCGGTTGGTGAAAATTCTTTTCAACCTAAAATCGGATTTAAGACCCGTTATGGTCTTGCCGCTAACCCATTTGCCGCTGCTAATGCAGTCGCTGCTGGTGACACGGTTAATACCGATGCATCTATTGATGCGAATACCAATGCTTGGTATCGTCGGGTTAAAGTATCTAACCTTATGTAAAATAGGGAACTACCCAAGTGAAACTAGAGAGGTCTTTGGACCTCTCTTTTTTTGTCTACTATATAATAGGTAATCAATTTAGATTACATACACACACAGACACACAGGAGATAGTTATGTCAGAATCAAAATCAGGATTTGAAATCCGAGCCGATCTATTAGGTCAAGCACAAAGTATATTAACAGATAATGTTGATAGACGCCGAGACAGTCTTTTCGAATACAATAATATTCACCCAGAAAATAAGTTG